CATAGCTCTAAGATCTCCTTCATCTAACTCTGCATCTACTACTGTATTTGCATTAGGCAATGGTTTTGCCTTGTTAAGATTCATTAGTTCTTCTATAGCTTGAACGCCTTCAGCAGTACTGGCAAGGCTAGCAATAGTATCATAGGACTTAGGAGTAAGATATTTTCTACTCCAAAGATCAGCAGATTCCACCCTTGTTTTCGCATCATCTCCAAGCTTTGCCATTTCTTCTTGAATATTCGGTAAACCACTAATTTCATTATTAACAAAAGCCGATACTCCCTTGTTGAATATTGCCTGTGATAACCCATTATCTTTACATATTTGTTGCCATTCCTGGATAAGTGGCTGTTCAGGATTAACATCAATTTGTACATCTTCAGGTATACCTTCAGGTAGAGTTATTTCATATGATTCAGGAACGCCAGATTTTCTTTCTGCTTCCAAATCTTCTCGTATTTGTTTCGACAATTCGTCAGTTCGCATACCAAGCTTTGATTCCAAAGCCTTATATGATGCACCCAATTCTTCAACTTTAACTTCATTTCTATCAGTATCCCAAAATTTATTAGGAATATATTCAGGTATTTCTATAGATGAAGTGCTAGTTTCAGGTGTCTCTTGTGTTTCATCAACACTCGTATCTTGTGTTTCTTGTACTTGTTCTTCAGACATTAAGCCTCCTTATTTGCTTCTATTCTTTTTTTAATAATGAAATATAAATATCTCATTCCTTCTAAATGCCTTAACTGGTCATTACTAATATCTCTACCAGCTACAGCATCTATTGTTATAGACTTTAAATAGTCTAATACTTTTATACCTAGTTCTGAACTAAATAACTTATCTATTTCTTGATTTAGTTTATTTTCGTTTTCAATAGTTCTATAGAATCCATCTATAGATAGTTGTGCACCTTTAGGCTTGTTCTGTAGGTTGCTCCAGCTCATTCATTCCCCCTTGTTGTTGTTGTTGTAGTTGCTGCATCTGTTGCATTACTTGTTGCTGTTCAGCTGCATCTCTGATTAACTTTTCAGGTAAATTCATTTTTTCTGCTAAAAATCTAGCTACTTCTTCTTGTTTAACAATTAAATTTAAAACTTCAGGACCAAATGTTTGTCCAATAGTAGAATTAAATCTATTAACATCAGCAATATCCTGTTCGTTTTGTGCTCTTGATAATGGTGATTCAGGTATAATTTTAATCTCTTTATTATCAAGACTAGGTAAAGTTATTTTACCTTGTTTTTTTAATAAAAAAATTACTCTTCTAATTAATGGATTAATAAACTCTGATTGTAATCTACCAAATGAAGAACCAATTTGTCTTGACAAGTCTGCCATTCTCTCTGCTACTTCTGTAGCTGACATAGGTGTACCTTTTGTTGCACCTAATGTTTCCATATATAAAGCTTTACGAATATTAGCTCTCATATCATCTAACACTAACTGTGCTACATCAAATCTACCAGCTCCATTAATAGGTTGTAATCCTCTTGATCCTGGTGCTACTGGTATAATAGTTCCAGGTACTAATTGTAAATTATCTGTATTAATAACTCCATCATCTTCTACTTGATAAATACCAGATATGTTCATTTGTGCATTTTCTAATATTAATTCTACAGTTAAGTTAGTAGTTTTAATTGCAGCCATTGCATTAAATACTGGACCACGACCATATACTTCACCTGAAGCTTTGTTCCATCTAAATGTAATAAATGGGTTAGAACCTTGTCCTGTATATTCTTCTCTTTTAATAATTGATTCGTTTTCTTTTAAACAAACAACATAATCATAAACTTCTTTATTAGGATCTGAGTAGTTTCTCATAGTACCTTCTATAAGTGTGCATTTATTATCAGGCTCTTGCATTAATTTATTTAATGTAACTTCATCTAATTCAGCATCAGGATATAATACTTTAATATCTCCAAGTCTTATTAATCTTTTTCTATAAACACAATCGATTCTATTATCTGGTCCACTATTCAAAGTGATATGTGGTAATGGAACTGCATTAAATATAATTGGATTAGTTGAAGGACCTTCATTAACTAGCATACATCCAGTACCAATAGCTAAATCCATAAATGCTTCATGTACTTCCTGATTAAAGTTTGAATTATGTAATACCTCAAATACATATTGAGTTATATCATCAAGTTGTTGATCTACTTGTGGTGCTAGTTCTTCAGGTATTTCTATTCCTGATTTTAAATTAATCCATCTACTAAATGTAGGAGTAATACCAGCTTGTAATCTTGAAGCAAATTCTTGTATACCTACTACAGCAGTTTCATCAAATATTCTGTCAGTTCTTTTTTGTCCTGGTTCTTCATCATAAAAACTTTCTCTTCCAGGCATTGTATATTCATAGGCTTCTTCAAACCTAGCTTTCCATTGTGTTTTTAAAATATCTGCTTGTGAAAATCTTTTAAGAAATTCTTTTGCACCTATCTCTTTATTCATAAGAGCAGAAGATCTATTATTATTATATTCTACCATTATACACTAAAAGTTTGAGGACTACTTCCAAATAAACTTCTTTCTTTGCTTGAAACTGATTGCCCACCACCAGCTAATAATTTTTTTCTTCTTTTTTCTGCTTCAGTTGCATCTGCAAATTCATCACCACTAGCAGTATTAGTATTATTATTTTCATCATATTGATTTCTTTCATTAGTTTTTTTAAAATTTTGTAAACCTAAACTTGATGAAAAATTATAAAATCCTTTTTCTTTTGGTTGAGTAATATAATCACTATATGGTACTCTAGATTGATTTAATAAAATACTAGGTATTAAAGGAACTCCCATTATCATAGTAGCTAAACCTACTCCTCCTTTAAATCTTTGTTGAGACTCAAACATTTCTTTTGACAAAGGAATAGGTTCTCTTTTAGCTGCTTCCATTGCACCTCTACTTGTATTGGTATATAAAAATCCTTTATCTGTTTGTACTCCTGGATCATATGTTGTAGAAACTTGTCCTCTAGCATCAGTAACTGTACGAGCAGTTGCTAATCCTTGTGAAGCTAAATATTCTCCTCTTGCTGCTTGATATTCACTACCATACATCTGATTTGAAACTGTAGAAGATGTATATCCTTTTGTAACTAATGTACCAGCTGGTGTATTCATTACATTGGGATCAGTAATACCTAATTTTTTTCTGGCATAATCATCTGCTCTTTTACCAATAACTTTTGACTGAGCTTTTTGAGCATTTTTGCTACCAGTTATTTCTAGAGAACCAACTCTAGCTTTGCTTTCTCCTGGAGATGTTCCTCCTCCTGTAGAATTACTTGCTCCCATTAAACTTCTTCACCTTCTGTGTAAAAACCTCTTCCTCCAGCTCTACTAAACAATGATCTTGCACCTACTAATCCTCTATCTACTCTAGATTTAAATTTTTTTTCTTTAGCTTCTTGTTCTTTTTTAATGCGTTCTTCTTCTTCACGCTGTTCTTTTAATTGTTTTTCAAGTTCAGGATCTCTCTGATACTTGGGTGTTCTCATAAATCCCATTGTTTACATCCGTTTCTTATTAAGTATTTATATAACTGAAAAGGAGTAATAATCAATCTATTTATTCCAATTAGTCTCATAACGATTGTAACACAACTATGTTCTCTTAACCATGCAGCTTGGAACAATCTCCATTTATGTTTAAATCTAGGGCATTTAAGTATAATACCCTTATGTTGTTTAACAAATGTAAACACAGAATCTAATTCAGAACCATCTAATATTCTCACATCTATTCGTTTATGTATATGTTCTAACATACACCACTTGTCTTTATGTGGATCGTAATATACTGCACCACAATGTGCCATCCCTTTTTTTCTAAATACATGATACCATTCTTCGTTAGGTGGATCATAGAAAAATATTAACCACTCCTTCTGAAAATATCCCATTTACCTCTCTTACTCATTGCTGATCTGTTAAATACATTCCATTGTTTATAAGCATTAGCTACCTGTGGCTTTGCTGGACCAACAGTTAATGATCTACCTTCACCAGCACCTAGCATTAAGTATTGTAATGCATCATGTACATGAGAATATTTATTCTTATTAGGTTTATCATCATATCTTTCACCAGCAGTTTGAATCCTTCTATAATGATATCCACCTAAAAAACCTTTTCTTAATTGATTACAGCTTTTATTCATTAAGAATCCTGGTTTACCATCTACCATTCTATTCAAAGAAACTTCTACAGATTCTATTCTTAGTCCTACATCATTAGATGGTGCTGGAAAAGCTTGTATACCTTGTTGTCTTAGTATCTGAAATGGAGTTGTTTCATCTGTTTGTGCTCTAAAGTCTCCAGCTGGATCGCCAAATATCTTTAAATCATTCTGACTACAATGTTTTATTATTTCATGTTTAAGTAATTCACCAAACTTTACTGTACCTATATCAAAACATACAAGTTCGTGTAATAGAATCCATCTTCCATCTGGAAGTTTTTGTCCAAAGACTGCCGAAGGCGTAAGTCCAAAGTCAAGTCCAATATAAACAGTAACAGGAGCAAAAGGTATTTCTTCATCAGCAATATGTACATCTTCTCTAAATGAGGGATATACTACTTTGCCATCTTCTATAGTACCTAATCTATTTAAAACATAGACATCAATCCATGATTTAGACTTACCACGAATTATATTACTATAATATTCAGGAGTTACATTCTGTATATTCTCTGCATCTTTATTTAGTTCATAAGCTTTAATCTTATCATTTTCTTTTACTTCTAACATACCTTGTGGTTGTACAAAAAATTTCCAGTTGTCAGGTTTTAATAACATTAATGATTCTTCTTCAGACATATGGTCAGGTGCTGGTACTTCACCAGACATAATTGACCACCAATGATCTTCATCAGGTGCGTTTGTATCTGCTATTACACCATACCATGTAGGTCCACCATCTTTCATAGAAGGGAATCTACCTACTCTCATAGTACAGGCATCTACAATAGACTTAGGTATTTCTCTTGCTTCATTAATCCAAACACCAGTTAGTTCTAAAGATAGTAACTTCTTTACATCTTCAGGTCTGTCAAGAGCTAAGAATATAACTTCAAGCTCTACATCATGGAAATGTATCTTATGTGTGAAGGGTACAGAATAAGCAAAGTTACCGAATGTAGTTTCAGGAAACCAATCCAGCCATGTCTTTATAGTAGTAGTTTTAAGTTGAGGATTTGTATTTCTTATAACTGCCCATCTTGATTTTCGTTTACCATCAGGACTAGGTTCTTGTTTAAGTGCTTTTCTAAATACTTCTATACAACATGATACAGACTTACCTGATCCTACTGGACCACGAAGTCCTCTAAAGAATGAATCATCTTTAAGAAACTCTTTAACAACCTTACCAGGTGCTTTATATTTAAACTCTGTCAATTACCATAAACATCAACACTCTTCTTAACTAATGCAGATACAGTCTCTGGTAAAAGAGATTCGATAAACATATCGGCTTCTCTATCTGTAATAAACTCTTTAGGATAATGTTTGAAATGTTCTCTTTTAACAATGGCTCTTAGTCTCTGTCTGTCTTTACCAGAGATACCATCTTGTTGATAT